GTCCTCAAGCTCCTCGACATCCGAGGAGACAAAAACGGGATCGGAAAGAAGCGCTCCGGAAGCGGTAATGCCTTGACCGTCCAGGGCATTACGAACCGCCGTCTGGATTGCGAACAGCTCGGTCCTCTTGGGGCCGCGATACAGGGTGACGATCTCGACCGTCGCGCGGTCCAGCCCACCGGATTTTCCACCGATAGGCTCGAACGACACGTCGCCGATGATGACCAGCGGCGGTTCGGTGTCCTCGATGACATGCTGCGTCACAGGAGCCAGATCGGTGACCGATGAAACATTGAGCGCGTTGTAAACTGCGGTTTGCGTTGCGGTCAGGAGGTCACTCATCGCTCACTCCCGCCGCCCTTTTGAGAACCCGATCCCACAAGGCGCGGAACGGCGCGTAAAGCTGCTCGCGGCTGTAGGGGTAAATGAAGTTGCGCGGTGCCATCCCGCGAATCTTCATCAGGTAGGTTTTTCCGCCCCTGCGCCGCGCCCGAACCGTCTGCCCCCTGCGGCCCGACTGGATGATCCGACCGTAGAACAGCTTGCGGTTGATCGGCTTGCCGATAAGCCCGACCTGGAGGCGCAGCGACTTGGGCAGAACCTTCATCGACAGTCCGCGGTTCAGCGTTCCCGTCCGCTTGGGAACCCGCGCACTCTGCTCGGTCAGGACTTGCGCCCCCGTCTCCTGTAGGAGATTGACCATCTCCGATTTTGCCGCGTCGGGAAGCTGCTTGATAAGCTTGATGAACGCCCGGTCGCCGCGAACCCGTCTAGGCACCCTGCGGAGCCTCCGTCGAAGCAATGATCGTGGTCCACTGCCGCGTTCCGGCCTTGTCCTCGGCGGACTGGACGTTGAGTTCGCGCGTGCCCCACAGGATTTGCATGGCGGGCTCAATGTCAGTCCTGTGCCGAACGGTGATCTGGAACGTCGAGATGCCCTGGAGCACCTGCCCCAGAACCGCCTCGCGCCCGTTCATGCTGACAATGTTCGCCCAGACTTCCGCGACCGTTGACCATGAGCGGTCGTAACCGCCGGTTCCATCCGGCGTGTTGGTCTCACGCTTGATGGTGATGCGGTCGCGGAGCTGGCCGGCGTTCATCAGGCAGCCGCAACGCCCGCTTCGTGGATCTTCACGTCGATCACGGTCGTTGACGTGGCGACACCGATGACAGCGGTGTAATTGCCGGTCGTGAGATCAGCGGCGGGACAGATTCCCCCGGCCGTCGCGCTAAGGCAGTAGATGCCCGAAGCCGCGACAGTCGCGCCGATGGTGATCGGGCCTGCGGTGAGGACGGCGAGCGGTTGACCGGACGCTGCGGCGTGGAGCGCGATACCGTAGGGCGAGCGAACGGCAGCGGTGCCGCTGTCGCAATCGGCCAGCTTCAGCGTGTCGGTCGCGCCATCGTGATATACCACCTGCCCGGCGGTGATCGAAGCGCCTGCGGTTCCATCGACGACGGTTGCGGTCGAACCGGCAACGACGTTCGCAGCGGTAATAGTCAGGTCAGCCATGTGATTTGGGCTCCATCAAGGGGGATACGGCGTCTCGCGACGCGGGGGCCTTGCCGAAGGGCTTTCAGAAACGGCGGTAATTGGCGAGCAGGGCCATCGCTCCGTCAGGCAACGCCCCGGAAGCACGGTCGTCATACCATTGCGAAATCGTCAGGAGCATCGCGTGCTTGATCGTTGCGGGAACCGAAGCGTAACCCGCCGAAGCGGTCACGATGATCGCGTCCGCAGCACAGCGGATGGCAGGCCAGCTCTGGTTGACCTTGAGACGGATGAGCGGTTCAAGGCCGACCAGAACGGTCTCGTAAACGTCGGTTGAAAGCGTCTGCGAATTGCCGTCCGGGTCGATATACGTGATCCCCGAAACCGAGGCGATCGGCGCAATCGGAAGATCATAGAGATCGCACCAGTCGCGCGCCCGCATAACCACCGTCTGCGATACCAGCTTGGTCCCGGTATATTGCTCGACAAGGGTTCTGGCGGTCTCGATGTAATCGGTCAGCAGATCGTCATCGTCCGTTCCGTCCACGCGGCACTGCGCCTTCGCTTCGGTGAGCGTAAGCGGCTCGGATTCCGGTTCGACGGTGACGACGACGGGAAGCCAGCTCACTTGCGCTTCCTCTTGGTGCCGCCCGACCGCCCACCCGCGTTGTTCTCAACGGGGCCGCGCGTCTCTTGCACGGTCTTGACCGCGCGCTCGACCGGAGGGGCAGCCGGAACGGCTGTGCCGTTTTCGATCATGCGAATGGCTTCCGAGTCCGAGAAGCGCTCGGTTTCCTCGTTCGCATTGACCGTGAAATCCACACCCGCGTAGCAGGTCAGCATCCGAATGCGCATCGGCGTCTCCACTATCGGGAAAGAAGAGGGCGGAGCCGAAACCCCGCCCTCAAGCCAGTTTAGCTGGCCGCGCAGATCAGGTGCTTGACAGCGCCCGTCTGGAGCAGGTCGCCGTCCACGCGGACGATGCCTGCGAGGCCGATGTTCGGCCAGTAGTATTCGCGGCGGACGCCGATGACCGGCGCGCCGACCTTGCGGACGAGATATTCGCCGAAGTCGCCGAAAATGACGACCTTGGCGCTCACGCCGAGCGAAGCCATCGCCTGGTTCACCGAGTAAGGCGATCCCAGGATCGCGCCGGGAGCCCCGGTGCGGAAATCGCCCATCTGCCACAGGTAGTTGCCGTTGCCGTCCTTCAGCTTGCGGACAGCCTTGAGCGTGCTGTCATTGAGCATGAAGCGCGCCTTCGGGCTCACCCGGTAAGCCGGATCGACCGAGTGCTGGAGGTCGATCAGCTCGTCCGCGGTGATCGCAGCGGTGCCCGCAGCGGTGACGCCGAGCGTCGAAGCGGTCACGATGCCGTTCGGGTCGCCCGTGCCGTCGCCCGTGGTCAGCTCGGTATTGAGCCGGCGACCAAGGCGCTTGCCAAGCAGGTTGGCGATGAACTGCTCGAAATCGACCGCCGAGTCCTGAAGCAGCTCCATTGACACCTGAACCCACTCGGTGTCGTAGGCATACGCATTCAGCGTCATCTTGGTCAGGGTCGCGTCGGAACCGCCGTCGTCGGTCATCGCCGCCGCTTCGGTGTGCTGCGTAACCGCAACGCCCGTGTCGTCCGTTTTCGGGAAGTCGATCGGGTTGCCGGCGGACGTGGTGATGACGGTGCAGATCGCCTCGTCATACATCGGGCCGTGCATCTTCAGCGTTTCGCTGATCTTCGCTTCGAGGTCGGTCGGAACGGTGTAACCGCCAGCTCCGTTCGAGCCCGCCGTCTGGGCGCGCATTTCCTTGAGGTCGGCAACGCCGGCCCTGAGGATCTGGCGCTCTTCCGAAGAAAGCTCCTGAACGTCGAAACCGGAGCGGTAGAGCTTGGCGAACACATCGCGGTATTCCGGCTTCACCGGCTCGTCTGCACCGCGCGCTTCACCACCCTGGTCTGGACGGCGCTGCTCGCGGGCCTCGGCGGCTTCCTTCTCCAGCTTGGCGACGCGCTGCTCGCGCTCGATCGTCTTGTCGAGGCTGTCCAGCTCGCCCATGATGGCGTCATGGCGCTGCTCCAGCTCGGTCGCGCGGCTCTCGTCGGTGTTGGTCTTGATTTCCTCCAGCGCCTCGCGGGCCTGGGTGACAAGCCGACCGCGCTTGTCCTGCATCTCGGTCAGGTTCATGTGTAACTCCGTCAAAGGGAAAGCGCCGTCTCGCGACGGTGCGAATTGCCTTTCCGAAGGGCTGTTACGGCTCCGCTTGCGCGGGGATCATTCGGGCTTGATGCCCCGAAACTTCTGCTCTGCTTCGGCCTTGCGCGCGGCGATGCGGGCGCGGGCCTGAGCGGCGTTATGCGCGGCCTTTTCGCGCTCCGATCGCTCACCCTCAAGCGAGCGAAGAGCAATCTCGGTGTCTGCGTAAGCGGGGAACGTCACGACGCTCACCTCGAAAAGCTCAACCTCGCGTATCGTGCGCAGCGGCGTATCGCCGCTTTCATCCCAATCCTGCTTGGTGACACGAAACCCGAAGCTCATTCCGTCGATGTCGCCACGACTCATGCTTTCGCGCAGATCGCGGCCAACCTGCGTATCGGGAAGGTCGATCTCCACGGCTAGGCCGCGGTCATCCTCGCGCAAGCGTAGTGTTCCGGCCTTCGTCCGGCCCAGAACGTGCGCCGTGTCATGGTCGAACAGCGCCCGCACGTCGGCGGAAAGCGACGGCTTGAATGCGCCAGGAGCGATCTGCTCGCGGAACATCCCGCCGATATCGGTCTCACTGTTGAACACCGCCGCATAGCCGGCGATCGTCCGCGACTCTTCGCGAACCTCAAGCGGAGCGCTCAGCGCCCTGCGTTCAAGCTTCATTAGTCCCCCCGTCTGCGGGCGGTGGCGTTCCCGGCTCTTGTGGTTGCGTGCCCAGCGGCACGGTCGCCCCTTGGATGAGTAGATCGTCGCCGCTGGGAAGCGGCGGAAGGTTCTCCAGAGCGCGAACCTCGTTCGGCGTGCGAATTGCGTTTTGAACAGCCTGCCCGTGAGCCTGCATTCTGCTGAGCAAGTCGCCCCGCATCAGGCCGTCAAGATTGTGCTCGACGTAACGGTTGGTCTGCCCAAACTTGAGATTCATCTCCTGTTCGAGCGCTTGTGCCCAATGGGCGATAAGGTGTTTGACCAGCTGCAAGTCCTGCTGCTCTGTGTTGGAAAATGTTCCGTGAGTAAGGTCTTGCAGAAAGGCGGGCGGAATATTGTAGATTCTGGCGATTTCTTCTACTTCAAAGCGCCTAGCATCCGTCATTTGGCCTTTTTCTGGCTCAAATCCGATAGGTTTTAGCTCATATCCAGGCGGCAGATTGACGATCGGAACATTCGACTCACGCGCTGCGTCGATGGCCCGCTGAACATCCGCCATCGCGCGACGCATGGCCTCTGGTCCAGTTGGGGTTGGCCCATAAAGGCCCAACGGAGGAACGCCACCGCCTGCGAAGAACTTTGCGCCATACTTGCGCATAGCGAGGGCGATCTGGATCGTCTCAGCACAATGAACGAGAGGACTGTATGCCGTCAGCCCGTCGGCCTTGAGCATAAACGGCACATCTATGATCTCTTTTGCCGCGTATGTCTTGCTGCCTTGCTTGTAGGTAGTACGTCCCTGCGCTGAACGTGTCAGTTGCATTGTCGCCGGATTGGTGATCGGCCACAGCGACTCTATTTTCGCGTCTGTCCGCTGAATCCACGAGAGCCCGCGCCCGCCGGTGAACACCTGCTGCCAGAAATATTGGCGAAGCTTAAAGCTGGTCCACTCCTCGTTCGGAGCGTCATGCACGAGCGTTTCAATACCGCCGTTGATTTTTTTGGGGCCAGATGCCGTATCTCGATATGCGTGCAGCGGAAGAACCGCGAGCGTGCGAGATAGGAATGAAACTGCTGCCCACACAGCCGGAACCGTGAGGGCCATGTCTATCGTGACAGTCGGAAGTGCGATGTCCCCAATACCGAACACATGAAGGAGGTTTGCACCTTGGCGCTCGATACCAGGAAAACTGGTCATCATCCGCTTTTCGGCGAAGATAGGATCGTCAGGCCCCATCAGACGTTCACCAGCGAGAAGCTCGGATCATCCCACGGGGAGACGGGAACGACTTCCTGCATCATCGCCTCCACCCCTTCCGCCATTGCCAATGCAACGAGGCCGTCAATCCGGCCCGTCGCCTTCGCCTTGTCGAGCTTCCTGTTCCCGGCGGGATCGCTCACCGCCACCGCATTTGCAGCGCACATCGCGAGCACCGGATGCCCGCCGTGCCGAACGCATTCCTTCAGCAAGTCCGCCTCAAGCGCGTCGAGCGCTGGCGACATGCTCATATAACCCTGCCCGAACGGCTCCAGCGGCAGCTCGACGCCTTGCCGCGCAAGCGCCTGCTGCATCCGGTCCATCCGCCAGCGGTCGAACCCTATCTTGGCGATCGATAGACCGGAGCAGATGTCCCCGATGTCCCGCGCCACGTAATCGTAGTCGATAACCTTGCCGGGCGTAGTGCGCAAAAGCCCGTCCCGAACCCAAACGTCGTAAGGAGCCTTGTCCCTTCGGCTTGCCTCGGAGACGGAATCGAGCGGCATCCAGAAGAACGGTCGAACGTGAACCACGCCGTTTTTACGGCATGTGAGAACAAGCGCCGTA